GGAAATTGCGAAATTCACCATTGCCTTTGCAATTGCTCCCGCCGCTGCATTTCCGCCCGCGACCAACGCGGCTTCGATGGCTTTGCCCGCGATCGAGCCGCCATCGGTCATTCCGCTCTTGACCTTATCGCTTGCGCCTTCCACGGCAGCCTTCATTTGCGTTCCAGCGCCTTGCGCGGCGGTCTTCATTTCGGTGCCGACTGTCTGCCCGCCTTCCTTAAACGCGGGGTCAAGGGCTTGCGCCAAGCCGGTGCCGATCTGACTCACGTCCGCCGCTGGTGCGGCGGGCGCTTGCGGGACTTCTGCGGGTTTGACTGCCGCGCCGCGCCGCGCTGTTTCTTCCCTTTGCAGTTTCTCTAAATCTTTCCATCGACCCGTGAGGCGATACCAAATCGTCTTGGCGTCAACAACGTCTTGATGCAAACCCTCACTGACTTGATGTAATGCGTCAAAGACCATACGAAACACCGACGCAATATCGTTGATGTCTTGCGCTATGGCTGCACCGAGGCCCTTGATATCTGTTTCGCCGATATCCTTCGCCAGATTTTGCAACGATGTCACCCAGGATTTGGCGTCAATCCCCTTCACCAATTCCGTGAGCGTCGACCAAATCTTTTCTGAGATCGTGCCGCCAAGGTTTCCAAGCGCTTGCCCGAGTTCGTTCCCTTTCTCGCGCACGGCATCAAGGAAGTTGATGATTGGTTGCATGCTAAAGCCCGCGATCACGTCGCGGATGTTGCCCCAAATCGTTTTGATCGAGGCCAATTGCGTTTCAAATTGCGTTGCGCCTGCCTTCAACTGTTCATCATTCAACGGTTGCGCAATGGTTTGCTGAATCTCTCCGATCTTTGCCCGAAGGTCTGCAATCGCTTGCGGGGTCCAAGACGCCAAGGCGTTCGCGATCTCGGGCGATATGCGGCCAAGGTCCGCGCGGAATTGCGCCATCTTGGCTTGAATATCCTGCTTGGCTTCGTCGGTTGGCGCGGCCTTCAACTCGCCTTGCATCTTTTGGTATTCGGCCGACCACTCTTGCATCAAATCGAGAATGGTCTTACGTCCGCCGCCTGCCTTTGTCATCGTCTCGGGCGTCATGCCAAGGCGTCCGAAAATTTCCTTGTCGCCGGCCAACCCCTTGCCGAGCCGATACTCAGAAAAGCGCTTGAAGGTTTGTTGATTCAACCGTTCGTAAGCCTTACCGAGCAACGTCGTGCCTGCGATCGTATCGGTCTGCGCGGTGGTGATATCCGTTTGTGCTCGTTCTGCACTAGCAGCATACTTGAGAGTTGATTGCGCCAAGTCTTGTACATACCCGAACGTCGAACTTACCAAGGATTCGATAGCATCCTTCAACTGGTGGAGTGCATAGGCCGCCACGCCCGCAATCGTCAATTTGCCGATGATATCTCCGAGTCCACCTAGCGCGCTTGCGGCAGGCGCAGCGGTTTCTTTCAACTCACCGAGCGTGCTTGCTGCGCTCTTGCCCTCCATCACGGCTTGCTTTCCGGCCTCGGTCCCCATTTTCTTAGCGATGCGTTCCCGGCCTGCAAAGAAAGCTTCTTCGCTACGCTTGGCTTGTTCTTCGGCGTCCGCAGGCGTGCCGTAAACCCGCGCCATCCACTGTTGCGAAGTTTCGCCGGGAAGGATTGAGGATTTTTCAGTGACCTTGACAGCTTCTTGAATCGTGGCTGCCGTCTTTTCGACAGTCTTTGCGATCGTGTTTAGGGATTCGGATGTGCTGCTAGTTGTTGTTTGCGCTGTAGCACCTAGCTTCTCTAGCGTACCTGCGAGGGACGCGACCTTATCATCGCCTTCAACGGCAACCTTCAAGTTGATTTCGACGTCGCGGTCAGCCATCTATTCCTCGATATGCCACGAACGCTTTTCCAGTTCTGACAATCGTTGCACAGCATTGAACAATCTGGTCGCACGGGCCAACGGCAAGTGATCCCATGACGACGGCGGCCATCGGAAGCGAAGCGCTATGAGATTAACGTCTTCTTCCACCTGCCGCGCGACGCTGTAAGCTTTCCCATGACTTTCCTCCTAATCACGAGGTAATCAAGAAAATCCATTGCGCCGATAATGGAGTCGGTCATGGGGAGATTCGTTCCGAGCAAGGTGCCAAAGCAACGCATGAAGGCGAAGAACTCCTCACCCGCGCCGCGAGCGTCAAGATATTCGGAAAGATCGCCAAGCCGCCGCGCTTGAAACTCAATTTGACGGATCACGTCGCCATTGGGCGGCGCAAGCTCGATAGGATAGCGAAGGTTATAGACAAGCGGTTCAAACACGCCGTCACCCGGACCGATGTCGATATCTTCGGCTTCTTGTGACAGGGCTGCCACTACTGCGGACAATTCCGCGCCGTCCGCGGCGTCCAATTCGTCCGAAGAAAACATAAGCAGGCTTCCTGTCCCATTCACGGCGCGGCAACAGGTCGTAACCAAGCGCTTCAATTGTGCAGACACCTTGAGTTCGCTTAGAACGTCAATCATGCCTTTTGCAGTTGGGCGCAAGACAACGACTTCCCGGCTCGTGTTGCCTCCTTCGGTCTTGATTTCGCGCGCAAGATCAAGCCGCGCATATTCCTGCGGCATGGTTAGACTCCATCGTGATTTCAAAATCCATCAGGCTAAGCCTGTATCAGGCCAAGCCTGTCGAGGCCGCGAGGCCCGACGCGCCTCCGGCGACCGGCAAAAGTTCTGTAATCTCATCCATGATGAGTTCAACGGCCTGGGTGTTCGCTTTGGCGTCATATCCATCTTGTGAGACATTCGAGGCGTGATCGCTCGAAAAGGTTCGGCCATCGCAGAGTTCAAGCACTATGGGGACGTTGCAGAGTTCTTGAACCGCGCGAACGTAAACGTCTGACGGAACAACAAAGGATGCCGTGATCGAAGGGTTTCGATCTTCAAGGGTGAACTCTCCATCATATGTCGCAGTCCGATCCTGCTTAGACGCCAACACAGTCACGTCGCCATCCGATTGGAGTTTGATCGTTCGCCCTTGAACGACCAGATTCAGAACTCCTTTGCATTTAACGCAAAGCGCCATGACAACCTCCTTAGATCGCCGTCAATGCGGGCGGGATGCAAGCGAACTCGGGCGACACGTTGATGCTGGTTGCGATGCGAGCGAGTTGATTCACGAGGTCCAGATCAACCAGCACGTTGACGCGATTGGGGTCGCAATTGTCCGGCGTGTTGGTCCGCTGCACCCGGATCATGCGTTCGATCGCGGCGGGGTCAGCATCCATTGTGATTCCAAGTTGCGTCGTTCGCGCCCAGGCGAGAATGGAAGCTTGAAGTTGACGCGGGGATAACGCGCGGCGGCCTTGCGGAATCGGGGTGCCGTCATTGACAAGGGCAACAGACGAATAGTTGCGGCGGTACCAATTGCCGAGTTGCCGGACGAAATAGGACGTTGAATAGCGGCTTTCGACTCGTTGCCAAGCGCCATCAGGCGCACCCGTATTCGGGTCGTACTTGTAGGATGTCAAACCTTCTTCGATCGCGAGCGATGTTTGACGCACACCACGGGAATAGAGAACATCCCAATTCAGGACGCCGGAATCATAGAACGCGCGCTTCTCTTCCGGACTCCACAACGTTGCGCACATCAAGGAGTCGAACAAGCAACCAAGGATTCCATTGTCGTATTGCACGGGCCTTGCGGGGTCAGTGCAAGCCGTACAACAAACGCGCGATGCAACAGCCGCCGCAAGCACGTAACCCGGATATTTATAACCCGTCCGAACCGGAACGATGCATTCCTCCGGATTGTTGCGGGACATGCCATAAGCAGCGATTTGGCCCGCGCTATTGGTGCGGGAATGGAAAAGATGGCCGTCGCGGAAGTCGCCTTGGACTCCGCATTTCCAATTCTGCCGCACGAGTTGCAGGAAGGTTTCGACCACAACTTCGTCTTCTGTGCCGAGCGCGACGCAATCCCATGCGCAAGCCATGACCGGGACCACGGCGGACGGGTCAACCACGCCCGAGCCTTGAACCGTTTGCGTTACAGTGACGCTTACGCCATCGGGGAAGCGTTCCCCGAAATTCGGATTCCAGATCGGGGCAAACCAGTTCGAGACCGGACCGGAATTTTTGGCGGTCAGGGTAATGTCTTCGTCCTCAACCGTTGCCGTAAATGGGAAGTCCTGATTCTGATTGAAGGCGGAAGACAACGCGGACGCGATCGAGGCGGCAGTTGCGCCAACAATCACGCCAATTGCGAATTGCATGTCGAGAACGGCAACGGACAAGACACCCGAACCCGTTGCCGGACCGCTAATTGAAAGCTTATAGGCCGCAGCCACGCCCGCAGTCGGCTCGGGCAACGGCGCGATGAATAGCGGGATATCAGGACACGCGCAAAAGTGTTGAACTGCCATGGTGGCGGCGATCGAACCCGCGCCAAACAAGGTTCTGGCATCATTGACGGAATAGAGTCGGTACCATTGCCCGATCTGGGCGGCGTTATCCCCGGTCATACCCGGTAGCATAGGCGCGATGTAAAGGGGGCGGCAAAGT